AATAAACTTAGCCTCAGACTTAAAAATGGATCTAGAATTAAAGCTGCTTCTTCTAACTCTGATGCTGCAAGATCTGAAGCAGTATCCTTACTTGTATTGGATGAAGCTGCATTCATCGATAATATTGAAGAAACTTTTACTTCAGCACAACAAACACTTGCAACAGGTGGACAGTGTATAGCTTTATCAACTCCTAACGGTGTTGGTAACTGGTTCCATCAAACCTGGATTAGAGCTCAAACAAAAGAAAATAGCTTTCTCCCTATAAATCTTCCATGGACGGTGCACCCGGAAAGAAATCAAAAATGGAGAGATCAACAGGATAAAGACCTAGGCCCTAGGATGGCGGCACAGGAATGTGACTGTGACTTCCTGGCTTCCGGTGAAACGGTATTTGAACCTGAGGACATGACTTTCTACGAAGAAACTCAAATTCATGACCCAGTTGAAAGAAGAGGAATAGACGGAAATATGTGGATATGGGAGTCACCGGACTACTCAAAAGACTATATGGTAGTAGCCGACGTAGCAAGAGGAGACAGTCAAGACTACTCAGCCTTCCATATATTCGATATAGATAATGCCGTACAAGTAGCCGAATATAAAGGTAAATTATCTCCAAAAGATTTTGGTAACGTACTGGTAGGAGCTGCATCTGAATACAATGATGCCTTACTTGTAGTAGAAAATGCTAATATTGGATGGGCTACTATAGAACAAATTCTAGAAAGAGAATATCGTAATTTATACTACTCTTCACGTAGTCAAAACGAAACGGTAGAGTAGTATATGAATAAGTGGGATACTGATAAACTAGTACCCGGTTTTACAACCTCTAATAAAACACGTCCTCTTATTATAGCTAAGATGATGGAGTATATTAGAGAGAGATCTGTGACAATTAAGTCTAAAAGACTCTTAAATGAAATGAGAGTCTTTGTATGGAAGAACGGTAAGGCACAGGCACAATCAGGATATAACGATGATGTTGTGATGGCTTTTGCAATTGGATTGTATATTAGGGATACGGCTCTGAAACTACGTCAACAAGGTGTAGACCTAGCAAGAGCACAATTATCCTCGTTTACCAACCTCAACCAACGTACTCCTTCAGTAATTACAACAGTTGATCGTCGTAAAAATAATCCATATACTATAGATACTCCAGAGGGTATAGAAGACATCTCCTGGTTACTTAAGTAAAGATATTTATATATAAACTAAAGCCTAAAAAATGGCAGATAAATCACTATTTTCAAGACTATCTAGACTGTTTTCATCTGATGTAGTTGTTCGTAACATTGGCGGAAAGCAGTTAAAAGTAGCAGATATAAACCAAATTCAAACTACAGGGAAGTACCAAACCAACTCCCTTGTTGACCGGTTTAGCCGGCTTTATATCTACAATAATAAGAATATTTTCAATCCCAACCTTAACTACCAAACGTTAAGGATACAGCTCTACTCTGACTATGAAGCTATGGATACCGATCCACTTATTGCTTCAACGTTAGATATCTTAGCAGATGAGACAACACTTAGAAACGAACATGGAGAAGTACTTACTATCAGGTCCTCTGACGAAAGACTTCAAAAAGTACTTTACAACTTATTTTACGATGTACTTAATATCGAGTTTAATTTATGGTCTTGGACTCGTAATATGTGTAAGTACGGTGACTTCTTTTTAAAGCTTGAAATTAGTGAAGAATTTGGTGTATTTAACGCCCTTCCCTACACCGTTTACCATATGGTTAGAACAGAAGGTCAAGACCCGGAGAACCCTTCCAAGGTTGCATTTCAAATAGACCCGGACGGTCTTGCATCCTCTACAGATCCTAATTACGTTCCTAAATCCAATAAAAACGTAATACATTTAGACAATTACGAGGTAGCTCACTTCCGTCTAATATCAGACACCAACTACCTACCTTACGGCCGTTCTTATATTGAACCGGCAAGAAAGATCTTCAAACAGTTGACACTTATGGAAGATGCGATGTTGATACATCGTATAATGAGAGCCCCGGAAAAGAGAATGTTCTACATTAACGTAGGTGGTATTCCGCCAAACGAAGTTGAGCAGTTCATGCAAAAAACTATCGACGGAATGAAAAAAACTCCTTACGTTGATCAAAATACCGGACAATATAACTTACGCTTTAACATCCAGAATATGATGGAGGATTTCTATCTTCCAGTGAGAAATGGAGACAGCTCTACTAAGATTGAAACTACTAAGGGTCTTGAGTACGACGGTACAGCTGATATAGACTACCTACTAGCCAAGATGTTTGCAGCATTGAAAGTACCTAAAGCATATTTCGGGTATGAAGGGGATTTACAAGGTAAGGCAACACTGGCAGCCGAAGACATTCGATTTGCAAGAACGGTAGAAAGAATACAAAAGATTATAGAGTCCGAGCTAAATAAAATAGCTTTAGTACATTTATATGCACAAGGGTTTACTGGTGAATCTTTAACTAATTTTGAGTTAAAACTTACTAATCCGTCTATAATTTTTGAACAAGAAAAGATAGCACTACTATCAGAAAAGATGCAACTTGCTCAAAACATGGTAGATTCTCAGCAATTCTCTACCGATTACATTTACGAGAATATCTTCAATTTATCTGAAGATCAGTACAGCGAAATGAGAGATCTGGTACGGGAAGATGCCAAACGTAAGTTTAGACTCTCACAGATTGAAAATGAAGGTAACGACCCAGTCGAGTCTGGAGTAAGTTACGGTACACCTCACGATCTAGCCTCGATGTACGGTAGAAGAGCTGCCGAATCTCAAAAAGTACCTCTAGGGTACGATGAACAGAACCCGGTTGGTAGACCTCAAGAGAAAGCCTCTTTTTTAGGTACTCAAGAAGATCCTCTAGGAGGCCGGGATAGACTAGGAACTCACGGTATGCAAGGCGGGTTTCCAAGCGATAACGATAACGTAAATGAAGTAGATAATTTAAAAGCTAAGATGGCATACGCACAGCTATCTAATGACCTTTCTGCTTTGAATAAGAAAAAGATCATCTTTGAGAAAAAAGATACTCAAGATGACAGTTTACTTGACGAAAGCAATATAAAGGAATTGGATAGTTAACTATATTTATATATAATGCCAAAATAATCTACTTATGAAAATTAAGCATTCTAAATTTAGAAATACCGGGCTTATTTACGAACTATTAATTAAGCAAATAGCTGCTGACACTCTTGAGAATAGACCATCTCCAGCTATTAAGATCTTAAAGAAATTTTATTCCGGTAAAAATTTTCTAGCTAAAGAATACAAACTATACGAATACATTTCTAAGAACAAGGGAATCGGTACAGAAAAAGCCAAACCGTACTTTCTACCATTACAGAAATATCTCGTAAACTAGATCAAGCCTCTCTCAAAAACCAAAAGTATGAGCTTATAGCCGAGATCAAAAAGAGCTATGATATCAATCATTTCTTTTCGGCAAAAGTAAGAGACTACAAACCTTTTGCAGCTTTATACTGTTTATTGGAGGCTCAAAATAATTCTGAATTAGTTGACCCTCAAGTATTTGTTGACAATAAGACAACTATTTTAGAGCACTTAACAGAATTAGAGCAAGACAAGAATAAAGTACGTAATCTCTAATTGAAGAGTATGGTACTTATGAGAAAGATCTTAAGCTGTTAACGTATAAGATTCTTTTAGAGAAGTTTAACAAGAAGTACGAAAACCTTCTTCCAGAACAAAAGAATATTCTAAAAGAGTTCATTACATCAGTAGACTCTAGAAGTAGATTAAGAGAGTTTGTTAACGAAGAACTCGAAAAGGTACACAAAGAAATTACAAAATTAGTTCCTACCGTCCAAGACAAAATAGTTAAAATTAAACTACAGGAAGTAGCAGACAATATTGCACCTATCTCTAATAAGGAGAAAGTTAATGATGACACATTAGCACTCTTAATGCAGTATTATGAACTAATAAAAGAGATTAGAGAAGCATGAAAAGAGAACAGTTGAGATCATTAGTAAAAGAAATGCTAGATGAAATCTCAGCTACAGGTACTGGTGCAAGTTTCACACCAGGACAAGGAGCACA